AACGAGACACAATTCTTCTGCTGACAATAACTCGATTGATTTTTACGTGTGCGATAGTACACAAAATAACTCACTCACATCCGGTGTTACTCATAACCTTACGCTAGAATCCGGGAAAGTCGGAATGAACGGAGTCTCTGATCCAGAAGCACCTTTACATATAAATGCGAGTAGTACAGGGACAGGACCATCTTCGAATGGTATTTACGTTCGCCAATCCAATAATAATAAAAATGCAGTAATAACTGCACGAGTAAATGGTAGTGGTAGTGGAAACCCATATGTTTCGTGGGATATAGAAGGAATAGCTGGTTGGTCCGCGGGTATAGATAATAATAATGGTGATTGTTGGGACCTATGTGAAAATTGGGATTTAAACTCGTCTTCGGGTAACGTTGTAGCACAAGCCATTCGCGGTTCTGGGAGAACTAAATTTATAGTATACGAACATTCAGGAAGTACAACAGCTGCTTCGAATTGGCCATCTTGGGGTGGTGGATTTTCTACTTGGGATATTTTGTGTATGAGTATATCTTATTCGGGGTTAAGTCAAAGATCCGATAGAAATTTAAAGGATAACATCGTAGATATACCCGTTGGTTTGAGTCAAATTCTTCAATTACGACCTGTTAGATATACGTGGAAAGATGTACCAAATGGCGGTCCGCATTATGGTTTAATTGCACAGGAAGCTGAATCTATAATTCCAGAACTCGTCAGGAATGACGGAGACAATAACACGTATCGCATTAAACAGGAAATTGTACCTATACTCATAAAAGCAACGCAAGAACTTAACACTAAAGTAACAACACTCGAAACCGATAACGCGTCGTTAAAAACACAGGTTGCAACCTTAGAAACACAAGTCGCCGATTTAATCTCGCGCGTAACGGCTTTGGAAAACGCATAATAATTTTAAAAAAAAACAAAATCACATTTACCATGCTGGAACAAACAGGATGGTAGATGGTTTAATCACTTTTTAGATGGAAGTGAATCCATAATCGCGAGGGCAATAACACCCGCGATAAAAAACATGACAACGTAATTACATTCGGTATCGTCTTCGCCTAGGAAGGAGGATCGTTGTCTACGACGCACTACCCGAGGTGGCGGAGAGGCCGATACCTCCTGACGCCAAGAAGGTCTCTCAATAGGTTCCTCATCTAAAGGACAATACCCTATCATTTATACTATGATCACAAATTAATTTCGACCGATTTTTTCTTCTTACCACCGCCTCGTTTTGATTTGGTCTGGGTAACTTTAACTTCTCTAACTTCACCGTCATCGTTACCTTTACTTATGTCGGCTGGTGGTTCGGCTATATCCGAAATATCATCTTCGATATCAATTTCGTCATTCATTGGATTATCAATTGGAGGAATACTCGTTGTACTCATGGAAGGTTGTGGAGGCATCATAATATTACCCATGAGACTCGAAATGTCTATACCTGGTCCCTGCATTTCGTGTCTTCCGTTCGCATCCGTAGATGGTCCCGTCGCCTGTTGTTGCGACTTTGGAACGGTATTCTGTACCGCAGAAACCATGTTCTGAACGAGTCCTGGGTTCTGTTTGATAACATCGTTCATGTTAGGCATGACTGATTTAAACATACTATTCGTCAGGTGGAACATCATCGCAGATCCACCAAGCATCATTATGAGTTTGACTTCTGGTGCAACGTGCATTTTCGTTCTATACTTTACGTATAACTCTTCGAATACCTCGTCGTAATCGTCAACGTTTTCCATGACGTTCTCAGACCATCCGTCGAGCTGAATTTCAAACGGGTTATATTTTTTATTCAAAAATTCAAGACCTGTTGTACACGCCACGAGCATACGTCTCGAAAATTTAATGGATTTATCAACATCTATGCTATACGTAATTCGCTTAACTTCATTTCTAAGTTCGTCTATGGGAGAATATGCATTCAAGCGTTTATTCACGGTAAACCCCTTTTTTTCTAATCGACCAAGTTTGTTTACAAGATCAGCCTTCTCCTCGTCTATTGTTTTATACCCCGGCGTTGGTTTCTCTTCCTCGTAGCCACCGCCACCGTATTCATACGTTGGTTCGGGTTCACCCACATCCTCGTACTCTCCATAATCAACGGGTTCTTCTGGTGGTGGAGCAGAAGGTCTGTTCTGTTTATCCGGGTTCGCGAAAGAATCTATGTCTTCCTGGAAAGTTTGTGTCTCTGGTGGAGTAAATTGTGTAGCCATACGTCTAGGCATTTGCTTTTTTACAGGCTGAGGTCTAGGAACTGTAATTTCAATCTCATCCATCAAAGCCTGTTCGTTATCGTCAAGTTTCATGACATTCGTGTCATTCCGATTAAGTATGATCTCACCGTCCATATTAATCTTTATATTGAAACTATTATAATTTCTTTAACGCACTTAATAAAAAAATATTGGATCAATACAAATGATTAAACTCAACTCCACTAACAAAAATACCCTCAAGGCGATCGTAATTGTCTTTGCAATTTTATGTGCCCTCGCCGCCTTGCGAACCAGCAAGTACCAGACCGTCGATATCGAAACCTCGAATGAAGGGTCGCTCTTCGATCTCGAATCCAAGGAAGAATGTCTCAAGGATTCGTATTATTCGGATAGTAGAGGCGGTGTTTGTGGTGGCCAAAAATTGGTCGTCGCGCAAGCGGGATACAAGATGAAGTAAAATCTCCAGTATATATAAATGGCGCTAGTGACTAGCCAGTCAACTTTACCAGATTTCGAACACGAATATCATACAGTTATTATTGATAACTTAGATCACGGTTCAGAAAATACAGATTTTACATGTTTTTTACCAACACCACTCGAAAATGTCGTTCAAGCACAATTAGTTGCCGCGAGTATTAACACAACAGGTGATACTCAAAGGTGTATACATATTGGCATAGAACAACTCAAAAGTAATTTTTCCCAACGTGGGAAAAAGGATCTCGAAGATTCAGATGATAACCACATTAATGGTATTTTTGGTACAATTATTTGCGAGCATTTATTGCACGCTGGTAGTGGTGCCCAAAAAGCTGTTTTCTTCAAAAACGAGTATCCAATAATACAACAATATTATAGCCCAATCCGAAAACTCGATAGATTAACATTCGATTTGGATAAACAGGACGGTGGAGCAGCCGCATGTGGGGATGTCGTTTTCGTTTTTAGATTCGTTTGCAAAAAAAGAAATTTGCCCTTCAAATAATTTCAGGGCGCCACGCACGTATAATTTAAACCTCTTATTAATATAAATGTCTTCTGGTGTTGTTCAACTTATCGCCATTGGTGCACAAGATAAGCACATAATGGGCGAACCAGAAATTTCATTCTTTAGTTCCACTTTTAAGCGTCACTCTAATTTTTCACAATCCGTCGAAAAGCAAACGATACAGGGAGCTGTGAAAAATAACGCTATGTCATCCATAAAATTTGAACGATCCGGCGATCTGCTAGGGTACACGTATCTTGCTATAGACAATAATGTAACAGCACTCGATGTTAATAAATGGGAAGATCTCATAGATAAGGTCGAACTACTCATAGGAGGCCAGGTCATAGATACACAAGACTCGGCTTTTACCGAAAAAATAGCCATCGATACATTCGCAACAAACATGTCTAAAAGTGCCATGGGTACACACCCAGGTATCAGCTCCAGATCATATTTTTACCCGTTCAGATTCTTTTTCTGTGAAGGTGCCCAGTGTGCTTTACCAATTGTTTCGTTACGGTACCACGACGTTGAACTCCGCATTTATTGGGGTTCGCAAGCGAGTAATTATAACTTCGAGTGTTATTCGAACTACTATTACTTGGATAACGAAGAACGCGGAAACCTCGTTTCTCGAAACCATAATTTACTCATTACACAAGTTCAAAAAAGTATACCATCAAATGAACTCATACAAGAACTTACGTTTAACCACCCCGTTAAGTATCTCGCGTGTTCGGATACAACAACAGAAGGTGCGTTAACATCCGCAACGAATAAAGTAAAAATCGAAATTAACGGTCTCGATTTGTGTAATTTTAAATTCGGAAAACCACACTTTATGGAAATACCCAATTATTACCATACGACGTTCGTCACGTCCCCCGATTTCTTCTTATACTGCTTTTGCCTCTCGACGAGCTCACTCCAGCCGACAGGAACGCTCAATTTTAGTCGATTAGATTCTGCTAAGGTAATCAGTCAAACCATGAACATAAATGACCCAATATACGCGGTTAATTATAACATTCTTAGAATTGAAAATGGTATGGCCGGTTTAACCTACGCAAATTAAAATACATACTTATATTAATATGGTTAAAAACTTACCTACCATCGAGCGGTCTACCAAAATCCGGTTTGGTAAACACGCTAATGATGATCAGGCCGAAAACACGATCGTGTTCAACGCCTCCGATAGTTCGATTACCGCCTCACAAACTGGTTCCGTGTACATGACACCAGTTAGAACCGCAGAAATTTCAGGGTCTACCTTTTTAGGGTACGTTCCAGGTACAAAGGAAGTTGTGAATACGGGTGTATTAACATCACTGTTAGGTGGTGTGACTTTGGAATCTGCCGCAGATCAGGGTAATACAGTATCAAACGTCGTTCAATATACAAACGAAACAACCAGTTTCGTAACATCGTCTAATGTTGGTATATCAAATACTGCACCCACACACGCCTTATCGGTAAAAGACAAGGTTTTTATAGGTGGTCCTATAGGTGATTCAGATGATCTTCGCGTAGAAGGTAATACAAAAACCAATAAATTACAAACGGGTACAGAAGTTATCATCGATAAAAACGCCACGAACAAAATTCAAGTTTCTGGTATTGTTAAAACAGATAAACTTCACGCAGATTTTATAGGTATATCAAATATAGCACCTACAAACTTAATAAGTATTGGTCCCGATGGTCAAACCACGCTTAATATTCCTACACATACCACATATGCACTTAACACGACCGGGAACGTTAACGCACAAAATTATAGAGGTGATGGTGGTCTCTTATCAAACATATCGCTACAAACGGTTTCGGATAAGAGTAACATAACGTCAAATACCATTATTTTATCGAACAATGATGTTGGCGTAGAAGCACTAGGATCGATAGTAGCAGAGGGTGGGTTTTTTGGTCGAATTAAGGGTTCAAATGCAATAACCGCAAGTACAGTTACGGCAACTTCGTTTACTGG